TTGAGCAATGTGATATTGAGTGGGTAAAAGATTTAGAAATGATTATATTTGTTCCTAAAGAATATAATTTACCGATATGACCTTCAAAGACCAACTAACGAACTCAGTACTTCACACCTTGCCAATTATTGGAGCTTTCTTTGCACCAGCTATTTATGTGGCTATGCTAGTTTTCATCTTTGTAATTGTTGACACTTATCTAGGTCGCAAGGCAGCAAGGCATAGAGGTGAGAAAATTACCTCAAATAGATTCTCAGATGTGTTTGCAAAGTTGATTGGTTATGCTGTGTTTTTAACGGTTGGGCTTTTAATTAATGTTATAACAGGATGGAAGTATGGTGTGTGGCTTTGTGCTGTTGTTCCAATCTATACGGAGATTACCAGTATAGATGAAAATCAAAAATCTTTAGGCAAAAAAGGAATAATTACTCAAGCTGAGGATGTGTATAAATTTGCTTTAAATATAAAAAAGAAGCGAGATCAACTTAGATAGTGTATATTAGTGCAAACTAACGATCAAATATGAAAGTAACCAAGCACACAAAGAACATCCATGAGCTATGCCTAGAAGGTAAGCACGTACAAGTAGCAATGCTTTCTGATATACACTGGGACAATCCTAAATGTGATTGGGACTATTTAAAGCGGCACCTAGATTATTGCGTTAAAGAAAATATGCCTATCATGATTAACGGTGATATGTTTTGTTTAATGCAAGGTAGAGGGGACAAGCGTAGCAGCAAGTCTGATATAAGACCTGAACACAACAACTCAAAGTATCTTGATAGTGTTGTTGAAACAGCTGTAAAATGGTGGTCGCCTTATGCACATCTATTAACTGTTATCGGTTACGGAAATCATGAAACAGCTATAATCAAATGGCAAGAAACTGACATCCTGCAAAGGTTTGTTGACCTACTTAATTACACAAATAATACAAGCGTTCAAACGGGCGGTTATGGTGGTTGGTTTTTAATTAAACAAAAATATAACGGTACAACAAGCGAGGCGGTGACCAAGGTAAAATACTTTCATGGATCAGGCGGTGGAGGTGTAGTTACGAAAGGAGCTATCAACTTGACACGTTCACTTGAGATGTACGAAGATTTTGACGTGTTTACAATGGGACACATTCACGAAAACTCATCAAGAAACGATGTGAGGGAAACAATAAAAAATCATGCAAAGACAGGTGTAAAGATTGAACACAAAGACTTACATTTAATGATCACTGGAGCGTATAAAGAAGAATACGAAGATGGCTCAAAAGGTTGGCACATTGAAAGAGGCGCGCCACCTAAACCAATGGGAGGTCGAATACTAACGATTGACGTATGTATAACACAATCAGATGGTGTAAGGACAGCAAATAAAATAATTGATTCACGTAAATTTCCATTATGAAAATAAACTTCACACATTTAGTAGCCTTCATTTGGGCTTGTTTAATATCAATCCTTTGGCTTATATTCATGACTAGTTGCTCAGCTCAGCATCACTACAATAAAGCAGTCAAGAAAGGACTTAAGGTAGAAACTCAAAGCGACACAATCAGATTAACTAAGATTGATTCGGTGTATATTAACAACGAATGGGTAAAGGTTGTAACTGAGTTTGATACAATCATTCAGTTTAATACTGTTTATGTGCCTAAGACACGTTTACAAGAGCGTTTAATCTATAAGACAAAGAAAGATTCATTTGAAACAATTAGATACGTTACAAGGCAAGAAACTAAACAAATCAGTAAACAGTCATTTCCTTGGAGAATACTTATTGTATGCCTATTTATTGGGCTTGTGATTTCAGTAATTAAGTATAGAAGATAGTGTGCTATGTTGCACTATTCAGCTAAATTAATAATAGATAAACGGAAATAACTATTGAAAGTGTGTTATAATACACAATTAATATGTTTACAGTAAACAACTAAATGTAAAGATATGTTGACAACTAAAGAAATGATTGCCAAATATGGCGCACCAAATCCTGAGGGAACGTACCTCAAAACGATTGTACTACCTTATCCATTTATTTACGATGGTAAACCAGTTTCAAAGATGCGATGCCATAAGCTGGTTGCTGATAAATTCCTAGCAGTCTTTAATGATATTTTAGCTCACTACGGTTTAGAAGAAATCAATAGATTAGGTATAAACAAATACGGTGGTTGTTTCAATTATCGACTTATGCGAGGTGGCACTCAGTTAAGCCGCCATTCTTGGGGGTGTGCAATTGATCTTGATCCTGCAAGAAACCTATTGAAAGAAACTAGTAAGACAGCAAGGTTTGCAAGACCAGAATATAAACCAATGATTGATATTTTTTATAAGCATGGTTTTATTTCTTTAGGTAGAGAAAAGAATTACGATTGGATGCACTTCGAAATCGGAGAATAAATAGTACTTTTGGCTCTTCATAGAGTTTTTGTTTTTCATGTTAGGTTAAGCCCTCGCCAATTGGTGGGGGTTTTTTATGCTAAATACTATTTACAAATACTAGTTAAATTGTAAAGAGTATTATACATTTACCACTCATCATTCTATTTTACCGTTCATCACATTTATTGTTTTTAATCAAAACAGTAGACATATATTTGTTGAAACAAAACTAAATAATATGAATACTATTGAAGAATTAAACAAGCAGATTGCATCAAACGGATGCATTCATATGATTGGTAACTATTTTGCCAATGTAGACAAGTCTACTGAAAAAGCAATATTAGTTGATGTACATGGTCACAAAAATTGGTTTCCTAAATCAGCTTTTACAATGAAAGACATGGGAGGTATTTATTGCTTTGGAATAAAAAGTTTTTTTGCAAATAAATTTAACGGAACTTATTAAAAAACAAGGGGTGAAATTCCCCTATAATTTTAACCTTTAAAAACAAAAAACATGAAAGTTAACGTAACAAAAACAGTAACAACAGAAAGCATCGTTGAATTAAATTTCCCTTGCTATGTAAAATCTAAAAGTGGCTATCACTTGTACAAGTTCAAATCAGAGAATGAGATCATTCAAATTTTTGACGGTACAGCTAGTGATGCCTTTCCTAATCATTACCATTCTTCTATTATGAATGTCAATATGTCAACTGCTTTGCAAGAAGGTTGGGATTTTACAACTGAAGAAGAATTCAATACAATGTTACAAATTATTTTAAAATCATTTGAGATATGATTGCATACACTAGAGAAATAGAATTTGATTACGCAATTATTGAAGTTCAGTTTGACATACTTGCTAAAGAAAATGAAGAAGACGATTTAAATATAATGCTTTACGGAATGTATATCGGTGGTGTAAATGTTACTGATTTATTAGATAGCCGGTACGAGGAAATTAGATCACAAATAATTGAAGAATTAGAACAAGAAATAAATCATAACCTTTAAAAACAAAACATTATGAATCTAAAGAAATGGCTAAACAAAAACACCAAGCCGACAACAGTAGAGAACACTTACACGCCTCCAATGGGTGTGAATGATGCAAATAGAAAGCAACACTTTACAACTTACAATGTTGAGTTAATGAATGAGATTAGACGTATTAAATTAAACGAAGGGAAATGACAGCAAAACAAAAAGCAAATGAATTAGTAGATAAGTACGTTGAATACGTAGAGGCTTATTCTTCACAAGGACAAATCGAGAATGCTAAGATATGTGCATTGATAGCGGTAAATGAAATACTACTAATAACTTGGGTTGATAGTATATTGACAGTTCAAGAATTTTGGCAAGATGTTAAACGAGAAATAAAAGCAATCCAATCTTAAGGTAATAGCCTTAACAAACAATAAATAAATAAGATGATAAAATATAAAGATACAATAGACCGAGGATTCAAAAGATTAGATTTTGGTAACGATCAAGTATGGCTTGACCAATACGGTTATGAATGGTTTATCTGTGAGAAAAAATTAGCTAAACTTAAAAAGGGAAATATAACAGCTAACTGGTGTCCTGAGACTCAAACGATTGAAGTTATGAGGTTAGTTGATGGTCAGATAATGGAGCGACAATCGTTTAGTGATATCAAAGAGTTTGATAAGTTTGATAAGTTTTTAAATCCACCTTCGTTATGAATATAGGACAAAGAGTGTATTCAAAGCATTACCAGTGCTTCGGTACAGTTGCAAGGATTAAAGACATGAGTGAAGATTACCCGGTTGTAGTTAGTTTTGATAATGGATCGGTAGACTACTATACATTAGATGGGAAGATGTACATTGAGTTTGATGTTAAAGACTTGGAAGATGAGAAAGACATTTAAACAATTAACAGATGATGAGAAGCTGCAAATATCAGTTCAATTCCATCTACAAACACTTGAACGGATGTCTGATAAATTCAATGTAAGCAAGTCAACTATTCAGCAAGTAGTAACTAACTTCTTCAAAGATAAGCGGATTGATGTTACAGGCTTATCGGTTACTCAGATAATGGATAAATACAAAGTTACTATGGGTAAAGCAATTACACTACAAATGAAGTTTGATAAGCCATTAGGTGGCAATCTATACTTCGGTCAAGTTAAAGAAGCTATCTACTCAAATGAAGATGAAATGATAATACCAAGTTACTCAGTTAAAGACCTTACAGGATGGGAGGCTGCGATGATATGACCAACGAACAGAAACTACTAGCAGCTCAACTACTTCCAGTACTTGCTGACTTCTTAGAAGATGTACCGATGCAACATTTAGCGAAGATGAAACGGAATAGACTTGTAACTGAGATACGTTCCTTTGATGCTTTCCTTATGGTAGGTGCTGACCTTGAAGCAATGAATCAACAGATAGCTTTACAACAAGCGTTTAGACAATGGATTACCACTCATCACCAATAACAACCGTTCATCACAATTACGGTAAACAAGTAAACTAATTGTGTAACTTTACAAAAAACAAAACAATATGAAAACAAAAGACGTCAGCTATCGAATAGCTTACAAATCAGACCACCTCGGAGTTATTGACTTAGAGGAAATGCTAGAGAACGGTCAATCTCTAATCGTAACCATCAACGAGGTTTGGCACGAACAGGGCGCAGTTGTCGCTGGTAGTAAAGGTAATTTTAACATAGCTTACTTTGCTGAATCAATTAAGCCATTAGTACTTAACGCAACCAATGCCGCAACGATCAGACGCTTGTGTAATGGTGGTGCAAATCTAAACACGTGGAAGATGCCAGTAACAGTTGAACTTTACATCGATGCAACAGTTAAGATGAAGGGACAGATAGTTGGAGGTGTTAGAATACGCAAGGCTTTAAACGTAGCACCACAATTAGACGCTACAGCAGCTTTAAATTTGCTTAGCTTAGCAACATCACTAGATGATTTAAAAGAGCGTTACATGAGCTTATCTAAAGCCGAGCAAGGTTTGACAGTTGTAGTAGCAAAGAAAGATGAAATGAAAACTAAATTAAATTAAATTAAGATGATTACAAGAAAAGATATAATACAAGGCACTCCTGAATGGATGGCTGTTCGATGGGCTAAAGTTGGCGGTACACGATCAAAAGGTTTATTCACTAAAGGTGATACACTTTATTTAGAGATGTTAGCGGAATATACTGAGCAATATGTACACGAGGAATCGTATCAATCAGCTGCGATGGAGAGAGGTAATGAGTTAGAGCCTGAAGCAATATTTGAAATGATGCAGTATACAGGTGTTAACGTTCAATCTGTCGGCTGGCTTCAATCAGTTGAGTGTCCTATCTTAGGTATATCACCTGATGCGATTACTGAAGATGAAACAATATGTTTTGAGGTAAAGTGTCCAAGCGCAAAGAAACACGTTGAAAACTGTCTAAGTGCGGATATACCGCTTGACTATGTACATCAATGTGTACATTATTTTACTGTCAATCCTAAACTATCTACTTTGTACTTTGGATCGTATAGACCTGAAGCGTTAAAACCTTTAAAAGTTTGGTCGATTAATAGAGAAAGTTTAGTAAATTTAGGTACGAATGCAAAGCCAGTATTAAAGTCAGTACAAGAATGTAGTGAGATTGCGTTAAAAGAAGCGCATGAATTGAATATACAAATGAATAAAGGAGTAGAACAATTAAGTTTTTAATTATGGAAGTAAAAGGAAAAGTAAAGGTAGTTAATGCTACTGAAGAAGTTGGTGCTAAAGGATTCAAGAAGCGTTTATTAGTTGTTGAAACTGAAGAAACTTACCCACAATCAATACCTGTTGAATTTGTACAGGATAAATGTAATTTATTAGATTACATTCAAGTAGGTCAAGACGTAACGGTACAAATCAATTTAAGAGGCTCAGAGTATAACGGACGTTATTATGTACAGTTACAAGGTTGGAAAATTGAAGCAAGTAGCGAATATGCTACAACTCCGAATCCAGTAAGCAATATGCAGCCACCGTTACCAACGCCAACATCAAGCGAACCGTTACAAGTTGATGATCTACCGTTTTGAGATAATCCTAACATTGAGCTATTAATTAGCACATTTAATTTAGAAGCCCCTCCATTGTGAGGGGTTTTTTCAGTAATAAAGTTTAGCATCATTTCAACTTTATTACTGTTTTATTACTACTTTTTTCTGAGTGTTTACGGGGTACTAAACCGATTTAGTAAAAAAGTAAGAAAAAAAAGCCCAGTCATTATAGATATATTATAATTATACGGTCAAACTTTTTTTATTTTTCAAGGCAAAATATTTTATTACTTTTTTACTTTTCTTCTGTAACCCTTATAAACGTTGAATTTTTACAGTAATAAAGTGAGTAATAAAGTATTTTTAACTTTTTACTTTTTTACTGCTTGTTTATTAAAAAAGTATTTGTATATTTGCTTCATAGTTCGATACCACATTATAGAACAAAGGAAGTTATTAAGCTCCTATTAGAAAGTCGAGGTGGTATCCGATGAGTATAATAGGGGCTTTTTTTATTTAATTTAAACAATATGGAATACGAAGAATTTGTAAAACAAAAAAAACATTTGCTAGGTAATTTTGGATTTGAAGCCAATTACATACCTGATATGGCTTTTGATTTTCAAAGGCACATTATCGAAACTGCAATTAAAAAAGGTAGGATGGCAATATTTGCTGATACTGGATTAGGAAAGACTTTAATACAATTGTCAATAGCTAAAAACATTATTCATCATACTAATAAGAAAGTATTGATATTAACGCCTTTAGCGGTTGCTTTTCAATTCTTATTAGAAGCTGATAAATTAGGTATTGATGATATTGAATATTCTAAAAATGGAAAGCATACAAAAAAGATAGTTGTATGTAATTATGAAAGGTTACATTATTTTGATTCAAACGATTTTGAAGGTGTTATACTAGACGAAAGTTCTATACTTAAAAACTTTGATGGTCAAATTAAAAACCAAGTAAATACTTTTATTAAGAAAATACCTTATCGTTATTGCTCAACTGCAACACCGTCACCTAATGACTTTATAGAACTTGGAACGACTAGCGAGGCACTTGGTTACATGGGTTATATGGATATGCTAGGTAAGTTCTTTAAAAACAATCAAGGGTCTATTGATGGTAGGAATAGAAATGTAGGTGAAAAGTTTTATCTTAAACCACACGCTGAAAATGATTTTTTTGCATGGGTCAATCAATGGGCTATGATGGTAAAGATGCCGAGCGACTTAGGTTTTTCTAATGATCGTTATGTACTTCCTGAATTGATTATTAATAAACATATTGTAGAAAATAAAAGTCAGATAGCTATTGATGGTCAAATTCAAATGTTTAATATTGTAGCTAAAAACTTTAATGAGATAAGATACGAGCAAAAGAATACAGAATTAGAAAGATGTGAAAAGGCTATTGAATTAGCACAAGGTAAAACTTCTGTTTATTGGTGCAACACTAACAACGAAAGTAAACTACTTAGAGAAATGGATTCAAACGCTGTTGAAATTATAGGTAGTCAATCAATTGAAAAGAAAGAAGAAATACTTTTAGCATTTGCAAACGGTGAAATTGAAAGACTAATCACTAAAGCTAAAATGACCTCAATGGGTTTAAACTGGCAACACTGTAATCATTCTGTATTTTTTCCTACGTTTAGTTATGAACAGTACTATCAAGCTATTAGACGTTTTTGGAGATTTGGACAAACCAAAGACGTAACTATTGATATGGTTATATCAGATGGTCAAACAAGAGTAGTTGAAGCCTTGCAACAGAAAACACAAAAAGCAATACAACTACATGAGAATCTAACTCAAAATGTAAACCGTTCATTTGAACACGTAACAAAAGAATTTAACAAAGAAATTATTAAACCTTCATTTTTATAATTATGGAAAACAAAGTAAAAGATCAAACGATCACAGAAAATTACGCAATCTATAACAGCGATTGTATGTTAGTAATGCCAACTTTAGCAGATGAAAGTATTGACTTGTCAGTATATTCACCACCATTTGCAGGACTTTATAATTATAGTTCAAGTGAATTAGACTTTAGTAACTGCGAAAGTAAAGAACAGTTCTTAGAACAATACGAGTATCTAATTAAAGAAGTGGCAAGGGTTACAAAAGCTGGTAGGATTACAGCCGTTCATTGTACCGATGTATTCGATAATACTTGTAGACTTTGGGATTTTCCTAATGAGATAATTCGATTACATACTAAATATGGTTTTGAATATCGTAACCGTATAACTATTTGGAAAGAGCCTTTACAAGTTCGTATGCGTACAATGGTACAATCATTAATGCATAAATTCATTATGGAAGATTCTACAAAGTGTTTTACAGCCATGCCTGACTATGTACTAATCTTTACAAAGAAAGGTGAAAACAAAATACCTGTAACTCATCCGTTTGGAATTAATCATTATGCAGGTGAAACTCCAATACTACCTAATATTTTAAGAGCGTGGAATAATGCAAATAATTCTAAGTTAAACGCTGATGAATTATGGCAACATCTAAATTCAATTAATGAATATGATAATGTTACAAAACTAAATCACTATATTTGGCAGCGTTACGCATCTTCTGTTTGGGATGATATTAGAATCGGTAATGTATTACCCTTTAAAGATTCTAAAGAAGAAGATGATGAGAAACACGTACACCCTCTACAATTAGATGTGATTGATCGTATTGTCGAATTATATTCAAATCCTAATGAAGTTGTATTAACTCCGTTTATGGGTGTTGGTAGTGAGGTATTTAGTCCTGTTTCAATGGGGCGTAAAGCTATCGGTATTGAATTAAAAGATAGCTACTATAAACAAGCTATACTTAATTGTCAAGAAGCTACAAAGCGATTTAAAGCAAGTGTAAAGCAAATTAGTTTAATAGATCAAATAGAAGAATTAGAATTATGACAGACGATATATTTTGGTCAACTGCTGAGAATGGAAGGGTAACACTTAACAACTTCCTTTTTAAGTCATGGCTTGAACGCAACTCTTTCTTCAAGAATTATCCTAACCAAAGAAGTGATTACAACTTCATAAAGAAAGAGGGTATATTTTTAGAGATTAAAGAAGATGTACAGATTAAAGACTTTGTATTGGATTACATTCTAAAGAGTAACTTTGATGAAAAGGTATTCAATATGATAAGCTCCAGAACTTCAATTTTTAAGCGTGACTTTCTTTCGTTAATCAATACTGAAGAAATCAAAGTACTGAGAGATACTAAAGATAAATGCTATCTATTCTTTCAAAATGGTATTGCTGAAGTAACACCAAGTGAAACGGTATTAAGAAGCTATGCTGAATACAATGTTAACGTTTGGAAAGACCAAGTTATTAAACGTGATTATACACAATCAGACCACCACGATAGTGAATACCGTAAATTTATTTGGAAGATAAGCGGTGAAGATGTTGAACGTTACAATTCATTTCAGAGTGCTATTGGTTACTTGTTACATAGTTACAACACTTCTCCAATCAGTAGGGCTATAATCTTAAACGATGAGCTTATCTCAGACGATCCAAACGGGCGAAGTGGTAAAGGTTTATTTTGGAATGCGATAAGTCATTTAAAGAAAGTTACTTCAATCAATGGTAAAGGGTTTAGTTTTAATTCAGCTTTCCCATACCAATCAGTACAAACGGATTGCCAGTTATTAGTATTCGATGATGTTAATAAAGGATTCCAATTTGATAAACTGTTTAGTGTAATCACAGAAGGTATTGATATAACCTATAAAGGTGAAAATACTATTAAGCTACCAATAAGTGAAAGCCCAAAGATACTGATTACAACTAACTATACTTTGAAAGGTTCAGGAGGTTCACATGATGCTCGTAAGTTTGAATTAGAACTAAGTACATTCTTTAATTCATTACATACACCTATTGACTTCTTTGGTCATAGATTGTTTGATGATTGGAATGAGTTGGAGTGGGCTAGGTTTGACAGCTACATGATGGAATGTATTAAGAAGTATTTAAAAAGCGGTCTAGTACCTTATAAAGCTATTAGTTTGCCATTTAAGAAGCTGAAGCTAGAGATAAGTAACCAGTTGTTTGAATGTATTGAAATGATAATTAAGGATGAATGGGTTAACGCTGATGACTTTTACAATACTTACTTATCAAATATGCAACGAAAGTTTGATGCTAAGACTAAAAACATGGTAACAAAGCATATTAAGAAGTATTGTGAGTTTTATGGTTTAGACTATGACAGTCAACTAAGCAACGGAGTAAAGAAGTTTATAATTAAAAACAGAACGATATGAGTGAAGAAAGAACAGCAACAGGATTAGGATTCCCAACAGTTGGGAACGCTCAACAGTTTTCAGAAGGTACTGGAATGCTTAGTATTAAAAAACTGATGGAAGAAGAAGTTAAGTTTGCTAAAATCTTATTAGAAGATAAAGGATTTGATAACGGTGTATTCCTTAATATAGAGATTCAAAAAGCTGAATACGAGCTAAGGCAAATCATTAACCGAACTGAGCGTACATTAATTGATGAGCAAGGTAAAGACTTGCCTAACCAAGTTCGGATTGATTCGGTACACAAGACTTACAACTCATTACTATTCATTTGGCGTAGAATGATGAAACAAAGTGCAAGGATTACCGAATTAGAATTAGAAATTAAACGATTGAAGGGGTTATGAGAACGGTTGAAATATCAAAACAACAAATTGAAAGAGCAAAAAATTTATACCCATTTAAAGAATTAAAAGGATCTATTACAAAAGGTGAAAGCAATATTTATGGTGCTTTAGGTGAGATTATTATTTATGATATAAATAAAAATAAAGGTTTAAATGTGGATTTTAATTCTACTTATGACTATGATTTAATAATAGAAGATTATAGAGTAGATGTAAAAACAAAAAGAACAACAGTTATTCCAAAGTCTCATTATCTTTGTAGTATATCATCTTTTAATACAATGCAAAAATGTGATTTTTATTTTTTTTTAAGGATTAACGAAAACTTAAAAGAATGTTATTTGCTTGGATATAAGAAAAAAATAGATTTTTTTAACGAAGCTATATTTAATAAAAAAGGAAGTTTAGATGTTAATGGGTGGGCTTTTAAAGATGATTGTTATAATTTAAAAATAGAAAATTTAGAAGAATTTAAATACTAACCTATGACCAAACCAAACAAAGCCCGACTACTAGACCACCATTACAAACAGATGGCGGTGAAGTATCCTAACTTCCCTGAACACGCTATACCGAGCAAGACTTGGAGCGACAATAGTGCTAACGGATTGACTAAATGCGTGATTGATCTAATCAACTACGAAGGCTATCAAGCTGAACGGATATCTACTCAAGGAACGTATGTTGAGGGTGCAAAGATTAAGGTAGGCGAGAATGAACGCCAGCTCAAAGGTAAGTACATTCCAACACAAGGAACGAAGGGGAGTGCTGATATAAGCGCAACTATTAGAGGTAGATCAGTTAAGATTGAGATTAAGCAAAAGGACAAACAAAGCGAAGTACAAAAGTCTTATCAGGAATCAATAGAACGTGCTGGAGGTATCTATATTATAGTTAGGAGCTTTGATGAGTTTGTTGAGTGGTTTGATAATTTTATTAAAAACAATTAGGATGAAAAAGAAAGAGCTAAAAGCTGAATTAGAATACCTAAGGAAAGTAGTTGAACAACAACGTGAAGATATTAAAACACTACTATCTGATGGTAGAGAATTTGACAAGCAAATAATTAAGTCTAAATATGACTTAGAAATAGATTTACAGAATATGATGTGGCAAGGATGTAAAGGCTCTATTGGCGAGTTCAATGGTCTTATATTTACCGCACATCATTAATTTAAACCGCTTATCACATAACTGATTAACTTATAGAATAATATACATATATTTGGCTTGTTTATTAATTAAAAAACTGGACTTATGGCTGACATAACAAAATGCAAAGGCGAGGGCTGCCCGATTAAAGAAAGCTGTTATCGATTCACAGCTCAGGCAAGTGAGAGCCAAAGCTACTTCTTTACACCTCCATTCGATGGCAAGACTTGTGATATGTACTGGGGCAAGCATTCAGAATCGATTTACAATCAACTTAAAAATATAACGGATGAAAATAACAATTGAATACGATGATCAAGAAGATGCTAAGTTAGCACTAGAGGCTTTCGATTGGAAACACACAGTAATGCAGCTTGACCAATTATTAAGGTCAACTACCAAGCATGGAATGTACCAAGGTCGAGAGGCTACAACTGATGAATTAGACATGGCTGACTATTTAAGAGAAAAAATAAGAGAATTTACTAATGACAATAACTTAGTATTATGAGACTTTTCGGATTTAACGGAACACAAACCTCATTCGAGATAAGACTAGACGATGATATTGAGGTAAGCTATTGCGACTTTACCCTGCGACCTGATTATATTAAGATTCATTCAATTGAGTTTGTACATGAGGAAGATGCTGATTTAGTTAACCTAGAGCTGCTAGCCAAAACAC